ACGCGCAATTCCCAACAATATATCCAACCGCTGGCGAGGCCGCCGTAAATTGCAGGCAGTTGCGCGTAGTCGTGGCGGATTTGCTTGAAACATTGGCGGTGAGTGTGACGCCATCATTGAGCGTGAAAATGCCAGTGCCTGCGTTGGAGATTTCGTCGCAAGTGGCATTGGCGGTGATGGTGATGGTGTGGCCGTTGCTGGCGCGGGCTTCGTCTCCGACGCCGGGGACGACGCCGCCTGTCCATGTCGCGCCTGCGTTGAAATTGCCCGTGGCGGCACTGGTGATGAGGGCCATGGCTTAGAGTCCTTTCGAGATCAAAAGGGTTTGGAGTGCGGCCTGGATCGCGGCGACGGCGGCTTGCTCGGCGGGGTCGGCGACTTCGGAGAGGTGGCCGCGCAGGAGGCCGATGGCTGCGGAGTCGGCAGTTTCGACCGAGGCGGGGGCTTCGTCGGTGGCGGGGACGAGGCGGGTGGGGACGAGGCGCATGGCGATGGAGGCGTCTGGCGTGCCGTTGGGTTTGTAGCTGCCGGTGATGGCGAGGTTGAGGCTGAAGCGGTCGAAGGTTTTTTCCTGAATGGTGATGGGATTTGTGGCGTTCATATTTTTAAGCGAGTAAGATCAAGGCATTTTTTTCTGTGGGTGTGGGAAATTTCAACTCGAAAGCGCCATCGAATACAGGTCGATCCGCGCCGAAGTTCAGCGTGCAAAGCACGGCATTTTCTTTGCTGGCATTGTAGATCAGCGCCCCGTGCGCCGTGAAGGTGGCGCGATCAATCTTGAGATCATCGAAGGTGACGAACGCATTCACACCCGCCATGCCGCTTTTGAATCCTGCAAGCACATATCCGCCGCGATCATAGCCAGCGCCCGCCACTTCGCCTTCTGGCGTGTAGTGCTTCGTTGCTGGCCCGACTTGTGCGCGGGAGCTATATAGCGCGATTTTGTAGGTGTCTGTTGGTTGGTGCATGCCAACCAAGAATTGGCGCTTTGCTTCGAGTGCGATGCCTTGCGCGATCATTTCGATGCTCCTTCCCATTGCGCGCGGCAAACCGCGAAGCGTTGTTTTGAGTCTGGATATTCTGCATTCATAGTATCATCGGCCATACAGCGATCGTAAAAATCTTCTTGCTCTTCTTTGCCCTCGGGAGTCGGCATCACAAGCTCGACTTTACGCTCAAAGCCCATGGCCTGCCCGTGATCGTTGCGCTTGATGTCTGCGGTGATCTTGGTTTTGCGCTCAAGCTTCTTGTTGCGGTTGATCTGCTCAACCTTCGCCGCCGCCCAAGTCTGGCCCGCGTCCCCGCCCCACAAGGCCCAAGCGATGCGGCCAGCAGATGGAAAACCATCTTCACCGGGAGAGAAGCCTTTGCCCTTCTTATCGACTTCGTGGCGCGAAAAATACGAGTGCATGCGCTTCACGGTATCGTCGGAAAGATTGTCGCCGTTGGACATGTCGCGAGCGCGGGCAACGCCCACAGCGGTTCCGCCGCGATTGTGTTCACGCCGCCACTCAAGGCCGCGCTTGGCTTCTTCGATCATGCCCTTGGTGGGCTTGTGTTGATCGGCTTGGAATTCTGATGTTTCGACTTGCGGATCGGGTGCGACAATTTCGGGTGCGACAATTTCGGGTGGCGCATCAATCGGCTGCGCTTCATCACGCTTTGGCATCGGCACCGAATCGGAAATGTATTGTGCGGGGATGTCCATCTCGTCGGCGAGATCAACAATCATGGATGCCTCCTTCGCCCTAGCACGGAAGGCTTCTTCGTAATCTTCGCCCATTTCGCTGTATATCTGCCCAGCGGTTTTCAGCCCAGCCTTCCAGAGCGCAATGTCGGCGTTGGCTTCGCGGCCATAATCGATGCTCACCTTGGCAGGCCAGCACCAACGGCCATCAAGAAGGAATTCGTTGTCGGGAAGCAAGCCGCGAGATTGCGCGTCGAGAAGCACGATGTTTTTGATGCGCTCAAGGAACTGTGATTCCAAGAGCCTGCGCCAACGCGCAAAGGTGCGCTCCGCCATCGCGGCTTCCATGCGAGCCATAGGGCCACTCTTATCGGCATCGAATGCGAAGCCGTAGGGCAGGCCCACACTCATGCAGATGTGCGATTGGACGAGACGAACGAACTCGCCGAACGCTCCGCCTGGGCGATCCGATTTAAACATCTCCATCTTCTCGCCGGGGCTGAGATAATTGATCGCACCGGGATCGATGTTGGAAAGTTTTTCAGTCTGGCCGAGATCGTTCTGGTTGCTCGTAGCGAAGTAGTCGGCGGCATCGGCGCTGCCGTTCTCCGTCACGATAACGCCCGTTTGATACGAAGCATATTTGATCGCTTGGATTTCGGCCTTCAGCGCTTCCTGCAAGTCGCGAGCCGCGTTGAGCGCGGTAGCGAATGCCGAGCGGCCACGATATTCGTCCAAGCGGGTGGCGTCGAACAAGTGAATAAACTCTGCGGCGGGGATATCGGTTGGCTCGATGTATTGGTTGCTAATCGTTCTAACGAATATTTGGAATTTATCCGGTCTACCGTATTCGTCCAACATGATGCCGCCGATGTAGGTATCCGAATCAATCAAGCGATTGTATGGCGAGCCGATCCTATCAGCTTCGACGGATTGCAGCTTAAGCTCGCCCTTATCGCGAACGATGATGAACCCACAATCGCCATCGCGAAGGATCGCCATGACGGCGAGTTGCAGGAGCGTAACGAAATCATGCCTGCGAAGGAAATCGCAACTCTTGCACCAGTTGCGCCAGTAGCGTTCAACCTGCTCGTCAACATCCTTGTCGCCGGTTCGCGCTTGGTAGCTCAAGCGCCCGGCAACATAGGTTGCGAACTTGAGAAGGAGCGAGCGAACGGGCGGGAAATTGTCTGCCAGATCGCGAGCAGCGCGGATGAGTTTATAGCGTTCGGCGGTTCCGGCGGTGTCTTCTGCTCCGCTAATGTTGCGAGAAATTCCGCGCTTGGTGCTTTCGAGTGCCGAATCAAAGCGCCCGAAGTTGCGGAGCCGCTCTTGCGAGATCATTCGCGACATCGCCGCCTTGGGCGAGACAACCGCAAGTGCTTTGGTAATGAAATCTTGCTTCATGGATATTGTGTCGGGAATGCTGTAACAACTCTTTTTACTCTGGTTCCCCGTGCGTTGTCAATGGCGGCTTGCAGTTCCTTGATCGTCTGCGCCACTTCGCCCAGATTGGCGCGGGTGAATGAGCGCCCCGCGATGCTGTAACTTGCGCCTGCCACGGCGATTGCTTCCAAGCAGGCGAGAAATTGCGTTTGCAAACTTTGCAGCGTGACGAGCGGCAGGCCGAAGTAGGATTTGGAAAGTGCCATTGTTTGGTGCGTTGTGTCAAATAGCCTTTTCTATTCTTGCCCGCAATGCCGTGACTTCATCGCCTTGCGGCCCTTTTGTAAAATCTTCCAAGTGCGCGAGCCAGAAGTCGCATTCTTGGAGCAATTCTAAAAGCTCGCTTTGCTTGCATTTTTTAGGCTCATCATCAATTTCCGCGCACAATTTTTCTAATGCGCTCAACGGGAATTTTATTGTGTTGTTCATTTATATTGCTTTTGTGCGGAGCGCGGGGATTGAACCCGCGTCGCCGCCAAAACATTTAGCAGGTAAATCCGAGTGACATTTTTTGCCAAGGCTTCTCGGGAGAAAACCAAGAAGCGAAGTGCAGAAGCTCAACAACGGATCCGGTGATGTTTGTTTTTTCAGAAACGATAGCGGCCCTTGGAACCCAAACGGGAAATTTGCCGCAGTCGCGCTTCAGGCAGACAGCCTTAGCGGTTTCTTTTTCAACAGTGTATTGTTCGCAGCTCAAGGCACCGACGGGGAAGATATGCAGTGTAGGTTTCATTTTTTAGTTTTCTATTTTGTTTTCTCTCGTCGGGCGTCTTGCCCTTCGATGCGTAAAGATTCCTTCATTTCCGCCGACATGAAAAGAAAAAAGTTTCAGAAAAATTTGATTCGTTCAAAAGCCCTATTCATGCGGATTCGCCAACCGGCAGCACCCCGGCAAGCATGGCCGAAGCGAGCGCGATGCACTCGCAATCCCACAGGTGGTTGGGCCTGCCACCGATCTTTACCCACCGCGCTTCGACTTGTTTTGTTTTCGCGTTCACGATGTCTTTCTTCATTTCGGAGAGCATGTGCTTGCGGTAATCTTCCGAGACATCTCTCGGCACTTCCCATTTCGGCGCGGCTCCAGGTTGGCGCAACGAAGCGAGCTTGTCTTTGATGCCTTCATTGCTGAAGAAGAAATAAAAGGCGCGAAGGTTGTCGCTACCGGCAACCGCCGTCTCAATCTTGGAAACAAATTTCTTGACACGCCTACCGTTGTCCATGTGATAGAATCCATCCTGCCCCGAGCCGTGTGATGCCGTCCAGCCATTGCGCGCACAGCGTTCGTAAACGAGAGCGGTATCGAAGCCGGCATCCACCACCACGGCGCGAGGCTGAACCTGATATTGCAGCGCCATGGACTCAATCATTTCCCAAGTCAGCACCTTGGCTTCCGCCAAGAGCATTGATGAGCCGTCAGCACGGAAGGCGCGAATAACCACGAACTGGTGATCGCGTTGCACATCGACGCAAAGAAAACGCCGATGCTCGCCATCGATCTTCTGCCCGTCAATGTAGTCGGCCTTTTTATAGTCTCCAACGCTAATTTCGGGTAAACTTGATATAACTTCATCCTGCCACACCTGCGCCTTGCGCTTTTGAACAAACTGCTTGAGCGGCTCCAGATTCCCGCTGTGCTTGGATTCTTGCGCTTCGATCCATTCTCTCACAATGCTAAACCACGGAATCCACCACACGGCGTAGGCTGGAAACTCAAACGATCGATGCCCGCGAATCGGGTGCGGGTTCAGAGCGCGGTAACTGGCGCTTGCCGACAGTTGCCTGCGAATCGCGGCGGTATCGGAGTAGGCAGCGTGACACGCAGGGCACTCCATGCGGATCGAGTCTTGAACTTTGTCCCACAACACTTCGCCGGTTTCATTCTTCGCGACATCGTATTTAATATCATCAAATGTGTAACGATTCCACGCCCCGCAGCCGCACCGCCATCCCCACACTTCTCGCGTGCCGCTCTCCCACTCGGCATCTGCTTCGTGGCCTGAGTCCCAACCCTGCGAGACGAGAATCGTCTTGCGGTTCCAGCGATCGTGATGCCTTGCCTTCAGTTCGCGGATCATCCCGTGCTTCCAGCGCCACACTTCATCCCCGATGCAATAGCGCATGGATTTCTCTTGAAGGTTCGTCATGTTTGCGCCGCCAGCGAAAAGAACCATGTGAGGAAAAAAGATCGTCGTCTTGCGCATCGCGTGGCGATCTTCGGGAAACAGCTCACGCACCGGCGCACACTCGCGGAAGATTGGCAACAGGCGGCTTTCTGTCCAATCCTTCACCATGTCGTCTGTCTGGCCGACGAAGAGCGTAGGGCCGGGCTTTTGTGCAACGATGAAGCAGGCCAAGGCTTCCATCATCGTCGTTTTGCCTGCTCCCGTGGATGCGCGGATGAAGACTTGCGTTGTTTCGTCATCGCTTGCGGCGAGTAGCGGCTCGTTCATCCACGGCGCAACGGTGCGATCGAAGCGGCTTGCGCGATCCGAATTCGGAAAGTGGACATGATCTTCAGCCCAATCGAGAAGCGTGCCGTCGAATGCGAGTTTGATTCCGTCTCGGATTCCTGATGCGAGCGGGTTCATGGTTTCATCCCAAACATTTTCATTAAGGTTTCAACCGATGCTGAACTCTGCTCTTTTGGTGAACAAGGTTCGTCTTCGCCATCATAGAATGCCGTGTCCCATGTCGTATCAAACATCTTGCGCAGCCCTCGCGTCGTTAGCGTTATCTCGCCATCTTCGGCGAATTGAGGGTATTTGCGGCAGTAGATCGCCCAGAGAGTCGATTTAGTCATAGCTTCGGCATTCCTTCACCATCTTGTCGATTGCGGCCCTGAGCGCCGGCCATTCGTGCGGATCGATCTTGATTGCGCCTGGCTCGGCATCATCGGGCGATTGCGTAATTTTTAAGAACTCACCTGCAGCTTCATCGATAATCTCGATCTCGGTTGCGCCCGCATGGAAGATCGGTTCGCCTTTCACGCCGACGGCGATTTTTAAAGTTCGGGTTTCGTATGTCATTTGGTTTTGAGCCGCAGAAGTTCGTAGACTTCAGCCTTGGCGGCGTGATATTTCTCCAACAAGCGGAGAACGCAATCGGTGATGCTGTCGCCTTCTTCTTGGAACTGGTGGACATGCGCCATGATCTGGTGCATCATTGCGTTGTTGCGCCGGTATTGATCAAGGATCACCTTGTCAACGAGTTCTTTTTCTACTTTGGGTTTGGTTTGTTTCATAATAGTGATGGCTGAATAGCGGCTATGCGGGCGCGGGCGATCTCGAGATATTCGGCTTCCCGCTCTATGCCGATGAAATTGAATCTTTCTAGCACCGCAGCTTTGCCCGTGCTGCCGCTTCCCATAAACGGATCAAGCACGGTGCCGCCCGGTGGCGTTACAAGGCGGCAGAGGTAACGCATAAGGTCGGTAGGCTTCACGGTGGGGTGGTGGTTGCGGCGAGGGCGGTTTTCTCTAACTCCCGTGCCGTCGCCCTTGCTTGTGTTTATTTCACCTCGTCCGTGCCCTTCAGTGATACAAATAATTCGCTCCTCCAGCCCCTCGCACCCCTCATCCCGATCCGCCTTGCTCGCCTTGGCGCAGTAGAAGAAGCGGGCGGCGGAGCCGGAGTCTCCGAAGCCGGTAAGTTCAACCCCCTTCCCTCCACTCGCAAACATATTGCTGTTCGCATTCCGAGTTCCGCTTGGCTTACCGCTGGCAGTCTGCGGAAATAATCCAACCACCTCTTCGCTGCCGTCGTGTGCAAAATTAGCAGGCCATCGTCCCAAATGCTTTGACGGATTATTACTATTGTCTTGCGTAAAAGCATTTACCTTATTGCTTCCCCATGAAATTCCTGATGAGTATTGCTTGCTATGACACCACGCCTTTGGACCTTCCACCCTGCAATCATTCACATTCAACCCGCCCGCGCCATGCTTCTCAAAGTTCTCCGCAACCGTCCCGATTAGGGGCTTCCTTGCCATCGTGATTGGCTCTAGCGCAGGCTTCAGCGCAGTCCCGCCCCACTCGCCATTGTGGCTTTTCGGGAAGCCAGAGCCATATACCCAAGCAATCATATCCCGAATCTCGAATCCGCCATCCTCAATGCGAACGGCCATGCGGTGCTGTGTGCGGGTTCCGGCGAACGCAAGCAAGTGTCCACCGGGCTTCAGAACGCGCAGGCATTCTTTCCATATCTCCACGCTAGGCACATCGTAATCCCACTTCTTTCCCATAAAGGAAAGTCCGTAAGGCGGATCGGTGACAATAGAGTCAATCGAATCAGCTTTGATCGCCTTCAGATTTTCAAGGCAGTCTCCGTGGATTAGTTCAATCATAGTTTCTCAAGTTCGTCTCTGATTTCGGAGAGTATCTGTTGCGTCCTTTCATGCAACTTCTTTCGCAACTCGGCTTCGCCCAAGCCCGCCAGCGCACCGCTGGCGTCGTTGACTAGGGCGGCGAGTTTGGCGCTGAAGATTGCGCCGATGCGAATGCCGCTCTCCTTCACCGCGCTCACCTCCACAAGTTCGCCGCGATCCTGTGCGATCTTGAGCCGCAGCCTTTCGCTTTCGAGAACAAGCTTCTGGAGTCGAGCATCGTTGAGGGAAGCTGGTGCGTTCTGGCCTTGGCCATTCGATGCCAAGTAATCTTCCCTCCACTTGGTTGCCTTCTCGATGTCGTCCATCGGGCAACCCAGCTTTGCCCATTTGGCGACAGCGCCTTGAGTCATTCCCCAAGCGCGGGCGATGGCGTTCTGGCCGGTTGAAGATCGCGGGCGTCCAGCCATTTTCAATTACCTGTTGTAAATTGTTTATTCATAAGGGAGAGAAGAGAGTTTGTTTACCCGCGTGGATTGGTTTTTGGCGGAGGGTTCCCAAATTTTTGAAAACTTTTCAGCATTTTGTAAACTCACAAAGTCTCATAAAGCGCCACAATCGGCTTTAAAGCGAGCTTTACATTCGTCCGCTCGTCATCCCTCCATTGCTCGACAGGGCGAGAATTAAACAGTTCAACAAGCCCGCGATTGAGCTTTCCTGCGTAGCTTAGCCAATGATTCGGCGCGCCCGTGGTTCGTTCGGGATCATGCTCGCTTCGGTTGGCCGAGCCTGGAGGCGGCAACAGCCCACAGAACTGTGCGCCGACCTTGGCAATGTCCTGCGGCCAGAGCTCAAGCTCAAGCTGCTCGCGGTTGCGGGATAGGAACACGGCCTTGTCGGCATCGGCAAGCGGGATGCCCAGCCCCACGATCCACTCGCCCTTCGGCCCCCGGACATGTTCCCTGCCCATGAGCAGCATCTGCCCACAGTCGGCCATGGCAAGCACGGCATCCCGTGCGGCGTCCTTTGCGGTGGCGGCTAGGTGTTGCGCCAGCGCGTATTGTTCCTTTGCCCTTTGCTCTATCGCCTCAAGCGTGAGCGTTTGTTGCTGTTCTACGATTTCCATTTGTTATTTTGTAGGTTTCTTTTGCTTCCTCTGATTTGAGCGCCGGGCTGGGAGGAAGGCCAGTCTCGGCGAGAAAGTCGCAGGCTATTTTGCTAATGGCCTGCTTGGTGCAGCCTAGATGCCGAGCGGCTTCGAGCATCGACATGCCTGCTGTCAGCGGGTGGCCTAGAGCATACGCCACGCCCCAAAGCGTTTTCGAGCGCGAGTAGCCATGATCGGCAAAGAATGTGATGAAGCGGTTCAGCGTCCCCATCAGCCGCTCACTGGCTTCACGGTAAGCCGACATCGGCGCTTCGGTTGGGAACAATCGGTTGCCTAGTGTGCTATCAGCTTCACCATCGCACAGCGCAGCAAAGTCGATCTCGTAGCTGGCCTCGTCAAACTCGGCGGCGTCTCGGGGTTCGTGGCGGCTCATGTTTGTTGAAAAGATGTATCAGTTTTTTCAACCGGTGTCAAGTGCCAGGCATCGCAATAGTCGCAGGGATGTGCCCGCCACTCTCCGCCCCGACGCTTGATGGCAGCGCGAGCCTTGCCGAGACTGCCGAAGCCGTAGTTGCCCGTCTCGCACAATGACGCCGCCAGCCATTCGAGAGTTGAGAATCGGTGGCCTTGCTCGCACACTCGCCTGC